TCTCTGATGAAATTAACCGTAATAATGCTGAAAATCAGCTTTACAATCACCCCGATGACTTCGACTTATATGAATTGGGAGAATTTGACGATAACACCGGTTTATTCTCTTTACATGAACAACCAAAACTATTATCGTTAGGTAAACAGGTAAAAATATCCTAACTAAACATACCTCGTGGAAGGGCGGGGCGCAAGCCCCACCCTCTTCCAGAGGACACTACCAAGGAAAACAATGCACCGCAATCGCTCAGTAAATACGCACCAATTCGCAATGGTGCCACGCGCAGATATACCCCGCTCGAAATTTGACGTACAAAGCGCACATAAAACAACAATCGATTCGGGCTACCTTGTACCCGTATACGTGAACGAAGTGCTCCCTGGGGACACGTTTAATTTTAAAATGACAGCCTTCGCACGAATGGCTACACCAATCTATCCAATCATGGATAACATGAAACTGGACAGTTTCTTCTTCTTCGTTCCCAACCGCCTAATTTGGAACAATTGGCAAAAATTCATGGGGGAACAAGATAACCCGGGTGATAGTACTTCGTACATCTGCCCAACAACAACAAGCCCAGAAGGTGGTTACGAAGTAAACAGCCTTCAAGACTATATGGGCTTACCAACCGTAGGCCAAATTCCGGGTACTGCTAAAGTAACCCATTCATCATTCTGGCCACGTGCTTATAACTTGATCTGGAACGAATGGTTCCGTGATCAAAACTTACAAGATTCGGTACCAGTCGATAAAGACGATGGACCCGATTCTCCTACTGATTACACACTTTTACGCCGTGGCAAACGCCACGACTACTTTACAAGCGCACTTCCTTGGCCACAAAAAGGTGAAAGTGTAACTTTACCTTTAGGCTCAAGCGCTCCAATTCTAGGAACATCAAGTATTGACCGTGTTAACAATGCCGGAGCCTGGGACGTATACGTAGCAGGCACAAACGGCAAAAATGGATTATCACCATTAGCGTCTACTGGCGGTGGACAGTTATTTAACAATACTTCCACGTCTTTATCGCTAGATCCAAAAAATCAAATTGCACTTAACTCATCAGGCTTATATGCTGACCTCTCTGACGCAACTGCAGCAACAATTAACCAACTTCGCCAAGCATTTCAGATTCAAAAACTTTTGGAACGAGACGCTCGGGGCGGTACTCGATATACTGAAATTATCCGTGCTCACTTTGGCGTTGTCAGCCCTGATGCTCGTCTTCAACGTCCGGAGTATCTCGGCGGAGGATCGACCGATATCAATATCAATCCGATCGCTCAAACAAGCAGTTCGACTGTTACTGGATCGTCTACCCCTATGGGCACACTTGCTGCTATGGGTACTGCCTTGGCTCATAATCATGGATTTACTCAATCGTTTACTGAGCACGGTGTAATTATCGGACTCGTGTCCGTCCGTGCAGACCTCACTTATCAACAAGGCTTACCACGTATGTGGAGCCGTTCTACACGATATGACTTCTACTTCCCAGCCTTTGCGCATTTAGGAGAGCAGGCTGTCCTAAACAAAGAGATTTACGTCCAGGGCGAAGCCTCGGACAACGATGTCTTTGGCTATCAAGAACGCTGGGCAGAGTATCGTTATAAACCAAGCCAAATCTCTGGGCTATTTAAATCAACTGCCGCCGGAACATTGGACGGCTGGCATTTAGCCCAGAACTTTACATCATTACCGACTCTCAATGAGACATTCATTGAAGATCGTCCACCGTTAGAGCGAGCGCTTGCCGTAGGCGAGGCAGCTAACGGACAACAATTCCTATTTGACTCGTTCTTCGATGTCAAAATGGCGCGACCAATGCCAATGTACTCAGTACCTGGCTTAATAGATCATTTCTAATGGTCTGGGGAGCTATAGCCGCAGCAGCAGCGCCCGCTGCCCTCGATATGATCGGGGGCATGATGGGCAATACTGCGAGCGCAAACCAAGCCTCGAAAAATCGAGATTTTCAGGCTGCACAATCTGCGGAGCAAATGGCGTTTCAGGAACGTATGCGCGCCACTCAATATCAAACGACCGTTGCAGACTTAAAAGCTGCCGGTCTTAACCCAATGCTTGCATACTCACAAGGTGGTGCAGGAACTCCGTCAGGAGCAATGGGAGCAGGCTCCCAAGCTGCACAATCAAACCCATTACAAGGCGCCGGCAACTCGGCCAGAGAAGGCGCACTTGCATACCAACAATATCAAAACCTTAATGCGCAACGCGATGCCATTAAGGCTCAAACATCCAAAGACAATACTCAATCTACAGTCAATACTGCGGAAGCAGTAAAAAAGATTGAAGAAACCGTAAGCGAAATACAAAAGCAAGGCGGGTATTCGCAATACGGAAAACAAATCGAGAAAGTTATTGATAACTTGATTGCACAAACAAATAACTACGCAGCTACTAGCGCCCAGGCGCAAGCTACTGCAGCTAATTTGGCTGAACAAACAAGATTAGCAACTGTGGGCGATAAGCCCTCAGATCCATCGTTGTATAGGGACGTCCGTAAGGGCGTTATACATACATATCAACAGTTAATGAATCGTCCTGGGATGTTTATCCCACAATTAAACCCTTTTTATAGAGGTAAAAAGAAATGAAAACTAAAGATCTACCAGCAGCACCTGTGTTCATCCGAACACAATTCAATTACGATCACAATGCTGCCTCTAATGCGTCCGGGCTGGTTTGTGAGGAACCCACTCGGACGCAGCAGCACCATCGCGAAGAATGCGATATCAATGTAATCTTGGAAAGATTCGGTAAAACAGGGCAATTGCCCGTAAACGCGATTAGCGGTACCTATGGCGACTTTTCAGGAGTCCATGACTACCATACTGCTCTTAACGCAATAATCGCCTCAGAAAGCGAATTTGCTGCCTTGCCAGCCCAAATCCGCAATCGTTTTCAAAACGATCCTTCTAATCTCATCGAATTTCTCGATGATCCAAGAAACAAAGCCGAGGCTGAAAGCCTGGGCTTAATCAATATTAGCTCTACGGCTAATACCGAGCCTGCGAAAGCAGCCGAAAAACCAGTCACCGAGACCTCAGAATGAGGTCAGCACAGTTACCTTACTTGATGTAACTGTGCTAGGTGACACCAATCACCTAAAAAACACGATAAACGAGGACAAAATGTACAGAAAAAAAGTTAACAAAACAAAGTCTGCCAAGACTTTCAGAAAACAAGCCGGTAAAACGGCTTATGCAAACCTTAAAACCAACCCAATGCGGGGCGGTATTCGACTTTAACCTCGTTAAGGACCACCTCACATGGCCTGCTATCACCCACTCACCGCTTACCTAAGTGGACACCAAACTAACAATGCGACCGGCAAATCTTTTCGCCGCGTCTCATTTAAGGAAACTGACGAGCATGATCGTCAGATTTCCCTACCCTGCGGCCAATGCGTTGGCTGCAGGCTAGAACGCTCACGCCAGTGGGCAACGCGCTGCATGCATGAAGCGCAACTACACGAAAACAACTGTTTTATAACCCTCACTTATAACAATGAAAACCTACCTGAAAATGGACAGCTCATTCATGAGCACTTCCAAAAATTCCTTAAGCGATTCCGAAAAAGTATCGCACCTATCAAAATTCGTTACTACATGGCTGGAGAATACGGCGCAAGTTTCGGCCGACCTCACTTCCACGCCTGTATCTTCGGATACGATTTTCATGATAAGAAATTACACGAAAGGACTTCCGCTGGTAGTCTCATTTATACATCCGAAGAGCTTGCAAAGCTCTGGACACATGGTTATTCCTCCATTGGAGACGTTACATTCGAGTCAGCTGCATACGTTGCTCGATATATTATGCAAAAACAAACAGGAAAAGTAGACCCAAATCATTACACCTTCTGCGATATACAAACAGGAGAATTAATTAGATTAAAACCTGAATACAACAGAATGAGTCTACGTCCTATAACAAACATAAAAGGCGACCCCGGAGGGATAGGCGCCGCCTGGTATAAAAAGTACAAAAACGATGTATACCCTCACGATTTCGTAGAAATTCGTGGAAAAAAAATCAAACCACCTAAATACTATGATCAACTTTATTCTAAGGAAAACCCTTATGAATACGATCTAATACTTTACAACCGAGAAAAACAAGCTAAACTACGACCTGAAGAACATAGCTATGAACGACTGCTCGTCAAAGAAACGGTAACTAAAGCTAAACTTCAAAAACTTAAACGAAAACTCACATAAGGAAAAAACCTCATGAAACAAATTATCTGTACCGTAAAAGATCGAGCCGCAGACGCTTATGGCCGTCCGATGTTCGTACCCTCAGCTGGCGTAGCCATACGTTCTTTCTCTGATGAAATCAACCGTAATAATGCTGATAATCAGCTTT